GGAGTGTTAGCACCTGAGTACAGTTTTTAAAACTGCAAAAATCATCAAAGAAACGAACTCCTACTGCGTCTTACACTATGCACCCGACCACCAAGACTAGTCACAACGAAAGTTTCTCGAATTCCATGAGCAACGCCCAAGAGTTCGAAAGACCTACGCCTTCCCACTGTCAGAGATGGAACAACCATTACAACTGGTTGCTACGCCCAGGTACAGCTAAAATCCCTCTCGAATTTAGCACGGTTATAGACGCCTTCTCTCCTTCCAATCTGGACCCTAACAGATTGAATCGCAGTCATAAAAGATAGTAAAACGTCATTAGGTATATTGTCTTTAACGTCGTCGACCGGTAACTGCTGTTGCGCAGAACCCTGACCATTCGTATTCCTACGAACACCCTCCCTGGTATTAGGCTCTTTAAACTGCAGCGCCGCCATCATCTGCCTAATCTTATTAGGCCAATCCAAAGCATTTAAGTTAACAAAAGTTCCATGCTCTGGGAAACGAGTATCAAAAGAAAAAGGGGCCGTCTTTCTCAGGCCAGCAAAGTACTCCAGCGCAGCCTGTCTGTTAGCTTCGATAGCGAACTTTATCCCATCCATATGGGCCAAAAGTTCCTTCAACACGGGTACCGAAACCCACTCCTGCTCAGAAACAAACTCAAAATCTTCACTGACAACCGTATAAACCATATCAAAGTATAAGTAGAGCACGAAAACGTGAATATAAGAAAGAAGAAAGGAACGAACTAAATCAATAAATGAACGACTATTACTCTTTAAACAGAGATTTAAATTTTTTAAAATCACCCATATAGCACTGTAAAGTCACCAGTGCACTCAAAAAACACTCTTCCCTCTTATACCTACTAGCCACAGCACTACACAACACGTCGTAGTGACTGTAATCACCTAAATCTTTAAAATTATCATTTAAACTAACAAAGTATTCATACAGATGATTATAATCCTTAATGTCACGGCGCCCCAACCTGGTAATAAGCTTCAAAGGATCCCCGATCACCTTGAAACCATTGATAGACGGAACTATAAACTTACTGCAGAAATAAAAATGATTTGACCTTATCAATTTCACCTCCATCGAGAAGTACCCAGCGAAGTCTTCAGTCCTATCTCTCAACGCCCTGTCATCAAAAACAACCAAAGAGTCATCGCCGCCGAACACCGAAAGACGCGCCTCCTCGACAGGATATAAGTAAGCTATCATCGCCATAACCACCACAGTGTTCCCCATATAAGTGGTAGCATCACCACTCTTTCT